AGTACCAACTTGTCTAACAGAAAAAGTAAAAGGTGGACCAACAAATTGAATTACATAAGCTGCAAGATCAGTTGATACAAAGATATAATCTTTACCTTGTATAGCTGCCCTAATTTCATTACCAGTATCTAATCTAAACGTACCGGCTGTGTTAGTAGCAGTTGGCGCGTATGTATTTAAATCCTCTTGATTTGAAAATCTTACAAACATAGGATCTTGTGTTGTAGTATCACCTATAGTTGTTTCTGTACCCATGTGAAATAAATGTCTATCTCTATCGGATACGACAGATATTCTAGTGGCTGTGGGATTGTTTGTTGTTGCAAAATTACTCGTTGACTGAGAAGCTCTGATACCTCTAGCAGAAGATGCTCCAGCATTCCACGTAAAAGTTTTACCATTAAATATAGTTGCAACTAATACTTCACCAAAATTATCTAGACTCCAGTTTCCTGGGTCAAGAATCACATCACTAGTTGCACTTTCAGTTCCCCATGTGCTAGATCCCCATAAATCCGTACCCCAACCATAACCTGCGGTTTGAAAAGTAGGACCTACTATAACGTAAGGATTAACAGTTGCTGCACCCGCTGCAGTCATACCTGAGCCTCCTTCATTTCTAGAAGCTAATATAGTAAACTTGTCTACATCTGGAGTTGTTTGTATTTCATAAACTTTTTCTAATTCCGCTGCTGTAAAATCAGATGCACCTGTAACAGTCACACTAGATAATGTTACATACCTTCCTTTAGCTAAACCATGAGATCCTTTATTTATAGTTACAGTATTTGAACCATTAACAGTTGTTATGGTACATCCTGTAATAGCTGTATCTAAAGGAGTGATATCAAAAAAATCATTACCATAATATAAAAACAAACCTTGAGACGTTCCAATAGCTGTGTATTTTTCACCTGCAAAAGAAGTAAAAGCATGTTGTCTTCTAGCTGCTCCTGGTAAAGTTAAAGACCCAGCGGTTAATTGGTTCCAGCCACCTATTTTTTCAGGTAATCCATATCTAAATCTAACAAAATCTCCATCTGTCCATTGTCCCTCGGCACCAGATTCTGTATCTTGTTTATTAAAACCAGGCTTGAAATTTAATTTTTGTAGCATATAGTAGCTTATATATTAGTTTTATAGAGAATGAAAGATACAATATAATGTCCTTTGACCATAAAATATCAGATTTAAAGTATAGAATCAATGGGTTAGTCCCTAAAAACGTATGTCAACAATTAATAGAAATCTTTGAAAGATATCCTGAATTTTATCATATTGAAGGTAGTTTTAAATATCAGACTAAAAAATTTGAAGAAGATAATTTTAAATGTATTAATTTATCTAGGATAGAAAACCCAAATAAAGATATATTATATGCTTTTAATGAAGCTAGAAAATACATATCAATAATGATAGCCAACTATGTATTGTATATTAAATCCAAAAAAATAAGTCCTACCTTTAGTGATAGACCAATTAAATCTACTCAAAATATTAGAATATTAAAATATGGTGTAGGTGAATGTATAAAAGATCATACAGATGTTGCAGAAAACATGAGAGCTTCTTGTACATTAAATTTAAACGAAAATTATGAAGGAGGAGAGTTTAGATTTTTTGATGGTCAAATTAAAGAAACATTTAAAACTGGAGATGCTATGTTATTTCCAGCTGAACCTATTTGGATTCATGGTACAGAACCAATTATTAAAGGCACAAGATATTCAATTAACTGTTTTTTATATCAATGAAATTAATATATTCAATACCAGATAAACTATACTACATACAAAATTTTTTGGATTATCCTACTTATAAAGGTATTCATGATGCTATATTTAAAGAACGTAAAAGTATTAATTTGCATTCTTCTAAAGATTTATGGTCAGAGAAATTAATAAATAACATAGTTCCTCCAAAAAGAGTAGGTGTATTAAATTATCCGCCGTTTGAAAAATTAAAGACTTTAACTCATCACAATCAATTTTATCAATTAAAAGATTTTAAAGATATTAGTTGTAATATTCATTATATGGAAAAAGGAGCAGGTATTAATTGGCATGATGATGGTAATTGGACATACGGCGCAACATATTATATAAATAATAGATGGAACATTCAGTTTGGTGGAGAATTAATGTTTAATACAGAAAATGGCCATGGTTACATACCTGTAGTAGGTAATTCTTTGGTAATAATAAAATCTCCTCTTGAACATAAAGTTAATCCTGTGTTAAGTCCAATCATACCAAGAGTTTCAATACAAATGTTTATAAAATAGATGATTAGTTTATTAACCAAAAATAATAAGTTAAATGAAGTCAAAAATAGTTTAACAGTTACTTATCCAAGAACTGTAAATATAATACATGGAAATTATCCATATCCTCATGTAATTCATAATTTTATATTAGATTTAAAAAATAATTTAGACCCTACTATGAAAAATTATACTAATGTAAAGGGAGGTATGACTCCTTGGGATCATTATGTAGATAATGAAAATTTTAATGGTTTTATAGCTTTTTTAATAAATACTCATCAAACTACTCACCCCAAAATTTTTGAATATTTTTTAGAAAAAAATTTTGTTAGTAATGCTTGGGGAAATGAAATAAAACCAGGAGATAGTTTAGACTACCATACTCATTCTTGTGTGCATGGTATTTTATATTTAACAAAAGGATGTGATTTAATTCTACCTGAATTGAATTTAAAAATATCCCCTGAACCAGGTGATTATTATGTGTTTCCACCTGAAATACTACATGGTTTTGATAAAAGTGAAAGTGAAACAAATAGATATAGTTTAATTTTTAATATTGAACAAAAGAAAGAGAGGTTTGATTTTGACAAAAAATATAAACGAAAAAACAGTAAACATAACTAACTTTATTGGAGTATACGATAATTACATTACTGAACAAGAATGTAATAAAGCTATTAAATTATACGAAGATCAAAATAAATTTAATAATACAATTAATAGAATAGGTTTTGAAAAGGCATCTATATTACAAAAACAAGATCAACAATATTTTGCAGCACCTAATAATATTGATGTTTGGTGGGAATCTTTAAAACCCATGATGCTTAATTTTGATATAGCCTGGAATCATTATGTAAAAAATGTAGGTGCAGATGATGCTTACGGAGTTCCTTTTCATTTTACAGATTTAAAAATTCAAAAAACTCTTCTTACAGAAGGTTATCATGTTTGGCACATAGAACATGGTAAAGGATTCGATAATGAACCTCGTGCTTTTGTTTTCTCTATTTATCTAAATGATGTAGAAGAAGGTGGAGAAACAGAGTTTTTACATTTTTCAAAAAGAGTAAAACCCAAAACAGGTAGAATAGTTATTTGGCCTGCAGGTTTTCCATATTTACATAGAGGTAATCCACCTTTATCTGGAGCAAAGTATATTTTAACTTCTTGGATGATGTTAAGATAATGATAAAAATAATAGATAATTTTTTTGAAGATAATTTATTATTAAATATTCAAAATCATATTACTACTAAACTGCCATTTACTCCTCAATATTTTGAAAATACTAAAGAGAGAAATAAAGAAAATCATTACGGAGATAGATTTAACTTAGAAAAAGATATAAATTTGTTTAATACTTTTGTTAAACAAGTAGAAAAAAAATTTAAAATAAAAATAAATAAAGTAGCGAACAGTGGAATAGATATTAGAAATTTAGATCATTTTAAACCACATACTGATCTTGCAAAAATAAATGCTTTTATTATGTTAAAAGGTCCAACAGCTGTTACAAATGGAACTGTTTTTTACACCAAAGGTGAATTAGATATACATGTTGGATTTAGAGAAAATAGAGCTATTTTGTTTCCCTCCAATTGGGTGCACTCACCTCATAAAAGTGAAGTTAAAAATCTAAAAAGATTCACTGCGAGTATATTTATTGATGATTATGAAGAATAAGAAGTTGGTCTAGCCCCAAGTCTAGCAATTTTTTCAGCTTCAGTTTCAGTGGAATTACCATCTAAATCTACTGCATTATTATTATCCCAATCAGATTGTAATCGAGCTAAATGAGCTGAATCCCATCTAGTAATAAAGTCTTGAAAGTCACCTAAATTAGCATCTTCCCAACTAGAGTGAGAAGTTTCATCTCTATACTCTACTGTATCAATAGGCCTAGCTGTTCCAAATTGAATAGCCCAAATGTTTGAAAACTTACCTTGACCCCAAAAAGAATCATCTGAAATAACATATGAAATACCTTCAGAAGCACCTTCAGCATGATTTTTAATTATGCATTTATCATCGAATACTACTGTCCATTGTGAGTTTGTTGCCATAATTTCTCCTACGTTTTAATAATATAAATAACTGTTAAATAAGGTTGTAATACTGAAGTTGCATCACCTGAAAAGTTTGCACTCATATTGTGAGAGTGACCCTGACCTGAACCAGT